ACCAAAGTCTATGGCCTCTGCTCCACTATTTACAAGGTCATGGATAAGAGTATTGGCTATCTCTGACCGTGCATCATCAATGAGATTCTTAACTCCCATGAGAACTTTGTCTTTCTTGCAGAGGTCATAAAGCCTCATCGTACCCTCTATGCTCGGCCTCTCCTCCAGAAACTTCTTATTCATAAAATCCCTGTAAGCATCTGAACTATCAGGCTCCGGCTCGTATCTTGTTATCTCCGCATCCCACTTCTCAATCTCATGCACATTGCCCATCTTTTCTGCCTCTCTCTTCTTGGCAAATGCCTCCTTTGCAGGGACTACTCTTTCATACCACCATTTCTTTGAGATATTTATTAGACTATTACAGAGAGCCTCATCCCTTGTCACTTTTTCGATTATTAATTCATTTCCATCCTTTAAAATTGCTAATTCTGCATAATCAGCCTCAAGAATTATCATATAGACATGTATCTGTGCTATATATGAAGGAGGAATGCCATCTTCCCAGGATCTCGATGCATTATAAGAAAGGCATTTGCATTCAAGAATAGCCTCAGTCTTTAAGGGTTCCCCTGTCAGGAGGTTAATGCCACCCTTAATGTTCATCAACCGGTCAATAGACCCAAATAGCCATGGATATTTTGGATTGACTACAAAACCATTCAGATTCCTGCAGGAGCGAATGACCTTTTGGTTCTTGAAATTTTCGATATAACCGGTCTCGCTCCCGTCATAGTATTGCCAGAGATCGGCTATTTTTTCTTCAAGGTATCTGCCAAAAAACATTTTTGGATTATCAGGTACTTCCGTAAGTACGTCTCCTGTTTTGTTGTGAAAATGGTAAATCGTCCGATTATATTCAGGTTTTACAAGACCACAAATATCAGAAATTTCCGATCCTCCTATACCGTTCCTGCGGAAATCGAACCATTCCTTCGTATGCGAAGGAATCCTTGTTATTATTAAATCACTTCTCATATCATCATAAGTTTAATCCGTGAGGAGGCCTCATCCCTTCCAGTTGCAATGGCAATAGCTCTTTATAGAGTTCTCCCATGAGTTCGCATAAGAGGTCTGCCTGCGATCTCATCATCTCAACTTCCTGTTTTCCGTCATTGCTGATATTATTATACCAGTTGTCATAAATCTTAGACATCTTGTTTACAAGGTTTTCATGCTGCCCGACAAGATTCCTCCCTGCCTTATAGAAGTGGTTCAATGCCTCAAGCCTTGCCCTGAGCATCTTTAGCTTCTCCTGCCCGACTGCTTTCTGCTTATCGTCTTTCCATTGATAATTTGCATCGGAGCAAATCCTTTCAGCATCAAAGACCTGCTTTTCCAATTTGTCAAGCTCTTCGGATTTGTACCATTCAAGGAGCTTACTGAAGACATAATCATTTACGTTACTCATATATATACATTATTTGTGATTCCTCAATGCCATAATCGGACTTCTCCTCTGTTGATCCACATTACCTTATATCTCTGTGGCTTTCCTGAATTTATAGAAACATCCACTTCCTGCAAAAGTTTGATCTTTATTTTACTCTTCATAGCATCTCCATTAGTTTTTCTTCAAGCCATTTAACATAATCAAGATCCGGAAACTCCATCCATTTGGATTCCCCATCTCTTCCTATCATATCAAGAAAGCTATCATCTAAATCATTGCCGTCAAGAATCACATCTCCCATCCTTCCAACTCTGACATAACAGGAAATCTCAATTGGAACTTGAGATGTTTCAGCCTTATATTTCATCCGCAATTCTACTTTACTCTTCATAGATATACATTATTCGTTGTTCCTCAATACCAAAATACTCCTCACCGTCAATGGTGACAATGCTCGCAGCCTTTCGGTTGAACTGAACCCTCATGCCCGTTTTTACCTCATTACAAGCATCCCCTGCCTTTATTATCGTTCCGGTAAGGGGCAACATCTCTTTTGATGTCTCAGGCACCAAAACGCTTCCTTTTGCCTCTGGGAGCTTATCAAGCCTGATTAAAACTGAATTGCCTAATATTTCCATAAATTAAAAATTAAAATGGAAGGTCTGAATTATCTTCTTTCCCGTTAAATGTATCATCGTCATCATCTTTGGCGGCAGGATTCAGCTTGCCTACGACAGGGGCATTCTTCTTCTTTTCCTCCCACACATAAAACCTCCCCCCCTTGGCGGAATCCATCTTCAGCTTCGTCTTATCCATCTTTCCCTCCTCCTCAAACCGTATCTTCTCCGTCCTGAGTATCGTAGGCACATCTGAATCAACATAGTATTTATCATCCTCATCGGCATCATCAGGTATCTCATCATTGGGCTTCTTCCTGTTCATATAACGGTGAAGTATTATCCCCGTATCCGGCTTCTCCTTCCATGCCGAGCTCCCCTTGATGTCATAAAGGCATGGCATCCTGTAATTAATCCCCACCTTCTCAATCTTTGTCGGATGGGCAATGATTATTCCATGGACATCGTAAGCATCGTTGAAATTAATAAGATAATCCAATTGTCTGCTTATAAAGGTGCTCTCCGTCATGTTCCTTGGCTGTTCATGCTCGATCTTGTTCCACGCATCAATGACATAACCAAAGATATTCTCTGTCTTCTTCAGGTATTTGAGGTATTCCAAGATAGACTCCATGGTATTCACCTTATCGCTCTTTATCTTGCCGTTCCAGCTCTCAAAGTTCTTGCTGTTAGGCGATATTATAAAGAAATGCTTCTCTATGTATCTCATGGTCTTATCCCGAAGCTCCTTGCTCATCGAGTTCTTCCATCCCTCCCTGTAGAACTGTCCTGTCCATACCTCCGCTATTTTGGCAAACTCCCTTGCTTCAGGCACGTTCTCCGGTGTGAATAATGCAAATTTAAGGTTCAGCTTCTCATTATGCCTTATAAGTTCGCATATATACCAACGTATAAACGTTGACTTACCGGCACTTGGTAGCCCCGTAATTACAGTAAGATGCTTTGGTTTAAGAGTAAACAGTCTGTCCACTTCCGGAATGCCTATGCCAAGCCCCGGTGTGAAACCGTTCTTCACTATCATCTCCAACTCTTCCCTGCACATGGAAGGCTTTATTATTCCTCCTACGGGGAATGACGAAAGGTTCTGATAGCAGTCATCCACTCCTTCCTGATTAAGAGCCTTGAGTCCTTTCTTTTTATCCCCCGCCCATACCTCGTTGATGTCCTTATAACCTACGGGATATTGTATGTACTTGCATCTCTCCTTGCCGATAATAAGCGCCAGATGATTTTTGAGTTTGATACCTGGCGCATCATTATCGGTGGAAAACACATGTAAATCCGCATCTGCAATCTTGCTCTTTGTATAAGGATCATTGATATAATCAAACTCATGGTCAAAGTTCTTCGCATCGGGATTGGGAGCCCCTGATGGAACACTCAGTACATTCTTATATCCTGCCTGAATCCATGTCAATCTATCCACATGACCCTCTGTCCAGATGATTATCTTCTTCTCATCAGGAGGGAAATTAAGGTCTTCCAATCCCCATGGTAGCGTCCTTGATCCATCTTCTTTCTTTATGTTCCACCATTTAGGAGAGTCCTGACCTGCCTTCCACCTTATATCAAGGAATTTGGCATCTACAAGCGTATAGCCTATGTATGTAGGGAATCCAAGGATTGGCTTTGACCCTTCTGCCGACCTCCTTGAAAATTCGTAAACCTTATGCTTTAAGGGTATTTTAATGTCTATTCCCCGCGACTGCCAATACTCCCTGACTTCTTTGGAATAGGTATCTGCGATCTGCTTTGGCATCTTGGACTTCTCCTGAACCTTTGCATACTGCTCCATATCTTCAAGATTGCCACTCCATCCGCAATGGACATGGTGACACTTAAACCACCTATTCCCCGGCTCATCATTAACTGTTAAACATGGAGAATTTTTATGATGTTGGCGGGTATTATTGCAGTGAGGGCAAATAACCGAATAACGGGTTCTGCCAGAAACAGGAGTAAATTTTATTCCAAGTTCGCTAAATGTTGTTGCCACTTAATATACTTTTGGTAGATATATTATTAACCATTTGCCAATAAGAATAGATTTTGAATATCCATTTCTTTCACTTAAAGGAAGTTCATACTTTGTGATATTCCTGATCATCAATCCCCTTCCGAATATTCTGAACCACATTAATCCCCTTTCACAATAAAAACAAAATATCCTTCTGATTTTACTCATAGCTTCACATATCTTTCTGACTTATCGTTTCTTACGATGAATTTAGGTCCAGTTCCATCGGAACTTGGATGCGGATAACAGAAATCCAGCTTTAATCCGAATCTGTTAGCCGTGAATGTAGGACGCACCATATTATTAATGGTGGATACCTTCAGCCCTGAAATATCGCAGAACTGATCTATCGTCCACACATTATAACGCATCAGAAGCCTCACCTGTGACTCTTCCGTATAAGGGCATTTGCAATCCTTTGTCTCCTCTTTGAGCCTAGCAAACAGCTTCTTTATGAGCTCTGGGTCTGTCTTTACAAAGACTACCTCTATATTAAGTGCTTTGCATTCTTCTTCCATGACAAATAAAATTATGCTACAAATTTATATAATATAATAATATCAAACAAATATTTTAGGATATTTTTTATTGTTTTGTTGAAAAATATGTAAAAAAGTGCAGTAGCCCCTTATTTTTAAGGGTTCTCTGATTCGGCTTTTTTATTACGGAACGTAGCACTTGCTATATTGGTTGCCTGTTCCTCGGCTTGTCGTGCCATTTCCTTGAGCAGATTTGTTTCTTTGGGTTCTTCATCGGTAAGAGTCATGCCTCTCTGCCATGTCTGTTTCTTGGCTTTCTCAAATGCCTCTTTTGTGAGCCCTCCAGGGACAAATCCCTTTAACATATTGAGATAGTTCGTCCAATAGATGTTGGCATAGCGTTCCTTATCCTCTGCGGTCAGTGGCTTCTGTAAGTAATAATCGGGCACTTTCGGGGCTTTGAGAACTTGGTTGTTCTTTAATAGCATATATTCTTCCGGATATTTCTTTTGGAACTCCACACCATTAAGCACATTAAACCTCCTTGTCATGCCCTCTCTCATCTTTGTACCATTCTCTTTTATGAAAGGGTCATCGGGATTCCACTTGCTATACATCATCGTAAGGCTGTCTATCTCTTGATTTACGGGTATCATCTCTTTAAGCGAGTGATTTATCTCACTTGCCCTTACCCTGTCTGCAGCCTTCTCTATTCGTGTCAGGGCATCACCTGTGGCACCGTTTTCTATTGCTCTTTGAACTGTCCTGTTATAAGCTCCCTCGGCATCACCCATGCTTTTTGCAAGATCGGCATATTCGCCTACGGTATATTCAAGCTGTCTCTCCATGTGAGCCTTTAACTCCGGATCATTAAACTGCTGTACTTTGATGACATTATTAAGGAGTGACTGTATTATAGTCCTCTTCCTGCCGTAATAATCAAGTTTCCCCGTCATCGCATCGTAAATATCCTCTCCTGACCGGAAGAAAGGCACCTGACTCCTTGCCGCATAATGAAGGACATTTATAATTCTACTCCATGTACTTGGATTAGGGTCTCGCCATTTATTTGATGTTGGATTTGATATTGACTGATTGCGGAAGTCCCTGTCTGCAAGAACCGCTGATCCTACAAATCCCCATGTAGCATCACCAAATACTGCGGTTGGAAACAGTTTACTTTTATCTTTCTTTTGAAACTGAAAGGGCAGGAATTTGCTTAAATCGGATAGTGTAGCACTATTATCCTCGCCTACATAGTTATACATAGGGCTCAGGTATCTTGCGGCATTTACCTCCGATTTACCCACCTTGAAACTTAATGGTATGGATAGTCCAAATGGAAGGCTTATCTGCGGAGTGCCTTTCCTGTGCTCCCTCTCTTTCTTTTGTTCCGGTGTCTCCCCTGACATATAGCTGAATGTAGCCCCTATGGCGCTTATAAGGGCGAGATTGCCTATCGTGGTAAGCGGGTTCATTGTTATGCCATTGAGCATTATCCTCTGCATGTCTGCCTGGAACTTGACGAATGTGGGGCCTATAAGTGGAGTCTTTGATGCCACGTCCCATAGCTTACCTATGTGTGCATAGTTACGGAACGAGTCATAAACCCTCCTCACAGCCTGATCATGTGTCAATCCCTGCTTCCTGCAAATCAAATAAGCCGCTCCCTTGACATTATTCTCCACATCAATATAATTCTGCCCTGCGAGCTTCTGTCCCCTGTTAAACAGCGTCCTTGCCTTGTCTATGAGGGTCTGATCACCCGTGAGGGTCTGATACATACTTGTCTTCTTTGCAAAGTCCGGTATCTTCTCCCCTGTCACTCCCGACTCCAATAACACTCCGGATTTCTCCACTGCCTTATACAGAGCCGTCCTGTTCTTTGCTTCTTTCTTCCAGTTCTCTTTCTCTACAAGTATCTCCAAGGGATTAAAGCCATTGATGGCACCAAAGAAATGCGATCCTGTATAGTTGCCTGTCTGGACAAAAGGATTAAGGCTTGTCCTCCATGCCCTGTAAAACTGATTAAACTTCTGCCTGTTATATACCTTAAAGGCATCGTACCACGTGTTTGCTGCGGTATTGGCAAAATGAAATCCTGTGAAGTCCTCCACTATGCTATGAAGGACTGCCTTATTTCTAAATGGACCCCATTTTCGGAAGTTGCCAAGTAAATCAAATCCTTTCGGCACATCTTCTCCCGGCTTCAGAGTCCTGACAAAATTAGGATGATTGTCAACTATGGAGTTCATATATTTTATACGAGCATCATTCTGAATAGTCTGTCTTACCCTTAATGCCGTAAGATAGGCAGGATCTTTTATTGCATGTTCCTGCATAGCCTCATTGACCTCCTGACGAGCCTTGTATATCCCTGTGATGATACCATTATCGCCAGTCTGTGTCAATGCCCTCATCTCTGCCGTAAGCCTATCTTCATCTTCCTGCAGGTGGGTGTCATATTCCCTTCCGAGATACTGGACTTCTCCGGTATTAGGGTCTTTGAACTTCATATAGGTCTTCGCATCAATAAATCCATTGGCGAAGGTCGTCTCATGCACCCA